TAGAGGGTCAACCGGATCTTCATTCATTGCTACTAACCGGTCGTTCAGGTGCAACCACCACTCGAGCCTCTGAAATCGAAGAATCTCAATATATGGTCCGTTTATCCTCATTCGTGAACTTGTTACAGGAAAAGGGTGTAAAGAACATTGTGTTATTTGACTTTTCATGTTCAGACTTCTATCAGGCGACTCCAAGGGATACCCGAGGACTGCGTAGGCGAGCTACTGGATTCAACGGTGGAAAGAAAACGGAAACTCGTCGTAGAAGAAAGAGACTACATAATGGACACTCTAAAGCCAATACTCAGTCGCTACCTAGACGTCAACAAGCAACTCGCAGACGTAAACACTCGCGCAAAAGACCTTCGCGAACATCGACAAACGCTTGAATTGGATTTAGCCGCCGCGTACAATGAAACTACCTCGTTACCCGCAAAGATTGAACTGAATGCGTCGAAGATGGTGTTTCAAGTGAAAAAGCCAGGGGAATGGAAAAAGGGGTGGTCGCTTTCGAAGAAGCAACTTCAGAACTACTTACTTGAGATTCTTCCCGAACATGGGGAAGATGTAATGAAAGAGATTATGCGTCGTCATGAACGCACATTGATTGCAGAAGACTATTCGTTTGAATTGAAAGCATTACTTGAGTGAGAGATAGGTTCGTGTAGGGGGTGCTTTCTGTGCTTCTCGAACTTGTCGGAGCATCTCTTGCAGCTGTTGAAGGTCTTTTTCTAGAGTTTGAAGATTCGTCTCTACCATGAACCCTGTATGGATTCTCGCGATACATGGCGTCATCTCTCGATGCGCACGAACAACACGGGCAGTCAGAGTCACTAAAGCTTTTTCCATTAATTTATGATGTTGATGCAAGATATTTTTAAGTCATACTATACAAATGGATCTCAACGTCATTGTTCCCATGCTTCTCTTCATTCTGCTGTCCCCCGGGGTACTCCTCTCCTTACCCCCAGGCTCATCGCACCTCGTTCAGGTTGTCACACACGCAGCTGTGTTCGGCGCTCTCTACACTGTATTGCGTATGGTGTTTCCTCAATATTATTAAAACGGACCTAAACCAAGCCAACGATAGACTATAATGGAATCTTATTGTCCCTATAACTCCGCCAATCGCCCATTCACTGAACGCGATATACACAAGCTCCTTCACAAACACGGTTTGCCACACTACAGAGCACAGAATGTGCGAGTGTTTCAGACTGCGATGGTCCACACAACCTATGTCCGACGAACGGACTACACGACTCCTGACGGAACGCCTGCTCAACTTGCGCCCTGTCCTCCTGGAGTGATGCCACTTCAAGATGAATCGTATGAGTGCTTAGAATTTGAAGGTGATTCAGTCTTGGGTGTCTGCGTGGCGACCTACCTTCGTAAGAAGTACCCCGAGAAGAAGCAGGGATTCCTCACCGATGCCCGTAAGGTCTTGGTGAATAACGAATGTATCGGTCAGCTCTCCAAGACGATTGGGTTGGATAAGTTCTACGTCATCTCTCGTCACAATGAAGAATCGCCTGCGATTGCAGGGCGTACCAATACCAAGAAACTAGGGGATATCTTTGAAGCCTTTATTGGTGCGTTGTGGACGGACTGTGGGAATCGGTTTCATATCGTGTATACCTTTGTAACCTCTGTGATGGAGGCATACCTAGACATTGAAGAAGTGATTCATGAGACGACGAACTATAAAGACTTGTTCCAGAAGCATTGTCAACGTGAATTGAAGTTAACGCCGACCTACGAGATGTTATCGAATGACCCAAAGAAGAATGAGATACGCGTTGCGGTCTGTGATGCGACTGGAAAGCGTCTAGCCTACGGACACGGAAGCACACGTAAAAAGGCTGAACAATTAGCGGCTAAACAAGCCCTTGAAGCCATTTCTGGGTAGTTAAGCGCCCTTTGCGATAGCGTTTCATGGTGCGTCCTCGTGTGTGTAAGACCGACTTGGTACAAATCGCAATCGCTGCGGATTCCTTATTAGAACCCTTACGAGCCTTGACCGTTTTTCGCACACTCTTGACACATTTATCGAATTTGGACGAAACGCGAGTTCTCATTACTTATCGTCTAGAGTTTCTTTGAGTTCCACCTCGTCGAGGACCGAGTTTGGTCAGCGCTGCAATGTCTTGGACTTTCTTTCGTAACTCATCCACTTCTTGATCACAGGCTGCGATGTCTTTACGAAGTTCAGCCACTTCTTTATTTGGAGCAGACTCACTCACGTACATGGACTTGGGGATTGGCGCAGCAGGTGGAACCACAGGTGGAACCACAGGAGCAGCTGCAGGTGGAACTACAAGTGCATTCACAGGAGCAGGTGGGACCGACTTGCGTTTCTTCGACTTAACCTTTCGTGTCCTTTTTGGCTTAACTGCAACCACAGGCGGTGGAACCACAGGCGCAACCATGGGTGAAATCGCAGGAGGTGGGGGTGCAACCACAGGTGGAACCACTTTTGACTTCCGAGTCTTCCTCGGTTTCGAATTCACCTTTCGGGTCTTTTTGACTTTGATCGATGGAGTAGGAGCATAGATCGCAGCGGGTGGAATCACAGCACTCGATACGAACGCAAGGGGAATGATTTTACGCAGGTTGCTCGAAAACTCTACATCACGGTGTGCTACAATACGAACAAACGCAGCCAAGAACTTGTTGACTGCATCTTTGGTGATAAGACTTTCGTATTCGGAGGTTCCTATCAATGCCAAGGTATCCCATGATCGAGTGATAACCGTATGTAGTTTATTTCTTCCAGCTTTCGTAGTTCGATTCACAACTCCTTGGAAGTATCCGCTATTGTCGAGAATGGGTACAATGTAGCGATATTCAGCTCGATTCTTCAGGGCACTTGTGCGTTTGGCCCACTCCAAATAGTTGTTGAGCTCTTTCTCGTTACGGCTGTTGAAGGACCGTCCCCAATCGTGTGCGACCAACTTATTATTCATCAACGCAATGTTTGCACCATGTAAGTCGGTGTGCATGAGTCCATACTCATTCAGATAACTCATCGCAGTTGCGAGCAACATCATGTAGGTTGGAAACTTCACTTTGAAGTCAGGAGTGACCTGAAGTCGCCAAAAATCCTTTCCCTGTTTAGGCGTGATGAGGTTCACAAGTTTTCCACTCGCAAGGTCTTTGACTTTACAGGATTGTTGTTCGTCTTCAGGCTTGAATTTAGGCGTACACGAATCCGTCGCAAAGTTCACATAGTCTCGAATGGATGGAAAGACCGGTTCGACGTCTTGTATCACTTTTTGAAGAAATGCTTGCTTCTCGCGTTCACCCGAACTTACCGACACAATGCGTGAGACTTTGTTTTCGACGTCCATTCCTGGATTCGGAGGGTCACAACTCACCGGAGGGTCGTAGACACAGGTATCTGCACCATTGGCAAGAAACTTGCCACCATACATTGTCTTTATGGAAGAGTTTGTTGCGCGGACGCTGAAGTAGAATTTATCCTCCGAGAATATAAACATAATGGGTGGCGGTCTTCTTCAACTCGTTGCGTATGGTGCACAAGATGCGTATATCACTGGAAATCCTCACATTACCTTCTGGAAGGTGTTGTTCAAGCGTCACACCAACTTTGCCGTGGAGGCCTTCCGCGTGAATTTTACAGGTATGCCCACCTACGGACAACGCGTCGTAGCGATTGTCAATCGTAACGCAGATCTAATCTGGAAGACCTATATCGAGGTCACATTGCCTACAACGGATTTCCTTCCACTTTCTCCTTCAGGCAGTCCAGGTAACGAGGATATCAAGTGGACAGAAGGTGCGCAACGCCGTCTCGGATACCTCTTGTTGAAGCAGATTGAGGTTGAAATTGGCGGACAAATCATTGATCGTCACTATGGTGAATGGTTGTACTTGTGGGAGACCTTGACCGCCAACTTTGATACATGCGCAAAGCTGGATAACATGGTTGGTGGAGGCTATAGTGGTCTAGCCAGTGGTTCAGTTACATGCCAGGGCCGCCCCAATGTATTGTATGTGCCACTCCAATTCTGGTTCAACCGCAATCCAGGTCTTGCGCTTCCATTGATTGCGCTTCAGTACCATGAGGTGCGATTCAACATCACACTCGAAGACAGCATCAACCTTGTCAAGGGTGCTGGAACCGGTGCTCAACTTGTCACAGCCGCAAACAACCTCCCTGCGCTCAGGGACATGGCACTCTACATTGATTATGTCTATTTGGATGTGGAGGAGCGCAGACGATTTGCCCAGGCAAGTCACGAGTATTTGATTGAGCAACTTCAATTTTCAGGTCAGCAAACGATTACAACCTCTTCCGGACGTATCGACTTGACATTGAACCATCCCGTGAAGGAACTCATCTGGGTCTTCCAAGACGCACGCAAGTTAGATTGTACTCTTCCAAGCTTCACAGGTAGTGGTGCAAACACACAACCCTTCAGCTACGACGATATCGTCAACCGTGCTCGTCTCCAACTCAACGGCCAAGATCGATTTGATGAGCGATATGGCGACTACTTCTGGAAGGTTCAACCCTACCAACACCACACAGGCGGTGCATTTAACCGTTTCGTCGGTTATACTGCCACGATTCCAACCTCAACTCCTAACCCAATCAATATGTATTCCTTCGCCATCAGTCCTGAGGAGCATCAACCATCCGGTACTTGCAACTTCTCCCGCATTGACACAGCTACATTGGTCTACGATAGCAAGATTGGCGGTGCAGGTTCATACCCTAGCAAGGATTACCCCTACAACTTCCGTATGTATGCCGTGAACTACAACATCTTCCGTATCATGAGCGGCATGGGTGGACTGGCTTACAGCAACTAAATGTCATACTAGTATATGACTCATTGGGGCTACCATCTGATTTTGAACGGACGTAACTGTGTTCCTGCCTCGATTCGCTCTGCACAACATATTGGCGTATTCACCTCTACACTTGTGAACCAAATCGATATGGTTCCTTACGGAAAACCTGAGATCGTCATGTTCGGAACCGGCAATAAGAAGGGATTTACTTTAGTTCAGTTGATTGAGACCTCCAACATTTGCGCACACTTTGTAGAAGAAACCGATGACATCTATCTCGATGTCTTTTCATGTAAGCCTTTCGATGAAAAAGTAGTCAAAAAGGTAGTCGATAACTTCTTCTCACCCGCTACGATGGATACTAAACTCATTCTTCGCGACGCATCCACTCGCATGCAATAAATCACACCCTTACATAAATGGGTATTCCACGCGTGTATTGGTATGTACTCTTAATCGTCTTATTGGAGACACTCGCTATGAGCTGCTTCAAACGTAGTATCGACAACTCAGCCTTCTTTGCGGTCGGTGTGTTGTTTTATACAGCCGTAGGGTACCTGTTACGATTCACAATGAATAACACAGGCATGGCGATGACCAACGCATTGTGGTCCGGATTGTCTGTGATGGCGACGACCACTGTGGGTATCTTGTTATTCAAGGAAGTGATGCATTTCCACGATTTCATTGCGATTGCACTCATTGTGAGCGGCGTGATGATTTTGAAAGTAACCGAGTA